CGTTTAACGCGGTCAACTAAATCAGCTTCAAAACCAGCTTCGCCAAACCTTTGTCGGACATAGTCATCAAACCCAGCTCGTAAGGTCTGAGGCGTAACGGTCGGCTCAGGCGGCCGCATGACCTGGACATTTACCGGTTGAACCGTGACATCCTCAACGTCAACACCTTTAATGCCATTCGCTAGCGGCCCGCCCTTAACGCCGGGAGGGAGTTGTGCCTGCTCATTGCCTCTGACTGTGACTTGACGAGGCGCACCCTCAGGACCAGCCAGTGGCTGCCCCATGTTGTCCGCCCTGTTCCGTAAATCGACTGCATTAATCTGATCATCAATTTTCGCGTCAAGTGCTTCCCGCTTCAGCAGGTTCGCTTGCATCTCTTGGTCAAGCTGATTCTTGATTCGGACTTGCTCAACAGCAGATAACTGCTCATCGAGGAAATTGGTTCCCGCTTTAGTTCTCGGTCCATAGCCTTTCGGATTGCTGAACTCTGCCAGCTCCTCAAGCTTCGCGACACTTACGCCTAGCTCCCCGGCTTCATCACTAAATGCTGCAGCAATTGCACGCCTTTCTGCAGGTGCAGCATTCTTAAATGCCTTACTGAACCGCGCAATTCGCGCCACGTTCATCACACTTTCAACAACTGGGTTGAAGATCAAGCCCTCACCCATCTGCTTGAACTTGGCTTCAAGCGGTGTATCGGCAAGAGACGTTCTGAAGATTGGAATGTTTGGCAGCCCAAACTCTTCAAACATGTCCGTCATCGTCTCGTCCAACATCGGGTTCCCTTCACCCGCTGCGTTGAACGCCACAAAGGCATCCCAGGCCAATGCCTCACCAACGCTTCTGACTGAAACCTTGCCTTTTACAAGTGACTTGGCGGTGCGCTCAATGGTGCGCATCCCAAAGGCAAACTTCTCGGCATCAGGCCCAGCATTGATCAAGTCCTTATATGTCAGCTTCAACCAGTCGTCAGCGTTGGCAAGCTTGGTTGCCTTGCCTGCACCTTTTAATTTTGCGGCATTATCAAGCCCCTTAGTAATCCCAGCCGTTCCTTTTAATGCTGTTGGGGTCTTGGTCAGCAGGTTGGCTCCCTTTGTCGCAATCCCACCAACGGCTGGTGCTTTACCCAGCAGTCTTAAAGGCATTGCCAAGCCCTTTAGAGCCAGCTTTGGCAACGTCGCCAAGGCCACAACAACCCTTGCTGTCGTATTAACGAATTGACCAGCTTGGCTTTCAGATCGGAAACTATCAATCCGCGCCTTGGTTAACGGGTTGTCGCTGTCATCAAAGATCTTGCTGCCATCAAACCCATTGCCAGACAGCCAACTCCCCGTTTGACCTGCAATATCAACCAAGCCGTGGCCTAGATCGACATAGTCAGTGACCAACGCGGCCGCTGGATTAACAACTGACTTGACCAGATCACCAGCGAATTGTCCTGGTGTCTCAGCAAATAAAGGACGCTCGTCTAACACCCGTGATGGCGTAGCTGTTGCAGCGTTTTGCTCTATCTGTTCCTGAGCCGCTCGACGTTTCTGCTCTTCAGGAGATAGCAGCAGAGATGTGGCTGAAGGTGCTGTAGCAGAGGAAGCCTGAGATTCAATCCCATCGGCATACCCCCATTCACCTGTCTCTTCGTTGAACTGTAAATCAGACATCAGACGCGCCTCCGGTAGTCATAAACCCCAGCTCTGGAGCGCTGGTCTTTGATCAAGTTTTGGTAGTTGTTACCAAACCCCGGAGCGTCCAGACGCCCGGTGGCTGGGTTGATAAAAGAATCAGCCCGAGCCTTAGCAATTGCTTCAATGGTCCATCCTGCTTTCCTTACTTCAATCAACTTTCCGGCAAAGTCTTGCGCGGCTGCTGGTGATTGCACGGTGAGATCCATAAGGTTGAACATCACACGGTTGTAGCCCTGTGTCCCAGGCGTTAAACCCATCACGATTAGAGACGGCCGCATCTTCTGCTGCACAGAGGTAAGTGCTCCCATCCATTTCAGGTCAACCATTTCAGGCGAAGCTCCAGACTCACGGCCACCTGAAACTGTGCCTCGGTTAGTAAAGCCGTCGCCTGGATCTGTGTGCCCGTAATAAGCCTTGGTGTAACCACCGTTTGGTGTTCGGGTGCCTTCAGCAACGCCGATCATCACAAACAACTCATGCTGATCATTACTGACAGCCGCTGGCACAACCCTTACTTGCGTCCCAGGTGCAACTTGTGGCAACGGAGCAGTCTTCAATCCTTGTGATCCAAACCGCCATGCCTGACGAAATGCAGCAACTCCATCGTTATCTCCATAAGTTAATGGTCCGGCGTTTGCTGGTGCTGCACCTACAACCATGTTCAAGAAACCACCCACGTAATTCATGGACTGATCGCCCATTCCATCGTTGTTAAACCATTTTTTGATGTTCTCAAGCAACGGAATGCCTGAGTCTTTTTCTAAATCTTTTTGAATGTATTGAGTGGCGCTATCCAGGATTTGGCTTGCTGCTCTGTAAGCAGGAGATTGATAGCCCTCAGCTTTTGCTTGTTCCTCTGCAACTTTCTCCTCTTGCTCTGTGACTGGAACACGCTGAGGAACACCAGGACCGGGACTGTTGGCTCCAACTTTTTTTGCTCGCTGCAAAATGGCCTGAGCCTGTTTCTCCGCCATTTCCTGAGTCATTACAGCCAACTTGCCTTTTACAAGAGTTGTCTGCCCTGTAAAAGAATCAGCTAAAAGTAGCGTTTTATCTCCTATGTTTAAGGAGTTAAAATCCTTTCCTTGCTCCTCAAGTTTTATCCGAACAGATTCAGACAATGCCTCAATAGGAATGCTTAGCTTGCCACCATTTGCAATTGTTGCCTTGTCGATCACAGACTGAGCATTGGTTGAATAAGTTGCCGTTTCTTTTGCCAAATTTGAGGGGCCAGACGTGTCATTAACTGAAACTCTTTCTTTAAACTTTGCCAATGCCCGCGCGGTTGCCTCTTTGTAAATTTTCAACTTGTCGACAGGCTTTCCAGCCGCCACTGTTTCGTTAAAGATTTCGACATAAGCATCGCGTTGGTCAGTCTCAGCTTCAATCAAGAAGCCTCTTGCCGCTATTGTTAGCTCCTTATCTTTCCCAACCCCTCTGGTTGGAAGGTAGATATTTTCCAGAAGTTGAGCCTGGAACTGCTGTTCAATTAATCTATTATCTGAATCACCTTTCATTGATGCGTAAGCATCAAAGGCAGGCTTGTTAGGGCTGCTCCCTGCTTGGCCTGTCTCCTTTTCTCTTCGAGCACGATTAAGTAATCCATTCATGTATGTCCGAGACACTCGCCCAGGATCACTCGCAAAAAGACTTAAAGCAGCATCAACAGCGGTTGTCTCTCCTTTAAGAATGCTTTCTTCAATGTCATTTTCATTTGTTCTCATTTGCGGTGTCACCCGGTTCTCTTCCCTTGTCTTGAGCTGTGCCAATGCTGTCCAATTGGTCGGATCATTCAACAGATCAAAAGAACTTGCCAAAAGCTGTTCTGCTTCCTCGTGTTTTCCTTCCATCGTTAACCTGATTAGTTTTTGGCCTATCTCTTTCTGCGTATAAGCATCTGCACCCGCCTGAGATTGCAGCTCTCGCTCATCAAGTAATTGCGACAGCGTCGTTCCTTGATCGTTAAGAGGAACATTCCAAAGATCTGTTGTCCCATCAACAGCAAGCAACGGGTTATCTCTTTGCCGTTTTAGTTCTGCGTAGAGCTGCTGTTGCTCCCTTGGATTCATTGTTGTTGCAGCTTCTGTTATTGACCCCGCCAAGTTCTTTGCCTGGCCAAAGACACCTTCTGTCTTGCCAGATGCTTCCGTGATTTTTTCAAGCAATCCCCTCGTCCCAACCTGCTCAACGGTGTCTCCGTCTTCAGCAGCCGCTGCAGCCCGACCAATCTGCGTGAAATTTGTAGCCAGAATTTTGCCGCCTGCTTCAGCCAACTTCGATTGACGAAGCGTGGACTCTGCAGCAATTCGAGCCTGATAAAGCTGACCATTTAACTGCCCTTCCTGAGTCATCAACTTCTCAGCGTTGATGGCTGTTTGATATGCAGGGAGACGACTTAGCCCTGAGATCTCACGCGCCTCCTCTCTCAGGGCTGCCTTCGCTTCTGCCCTAATCTGCTCCGCTTCTGGACTGCTGCCTGGAGTAAAAATTCTTTCGTTAGCTGGGTTATTGGCAGCAGCTCTTAAGGCTGTTGAATAAGTGCTGACTGCTGCTGCTGCTTGTGCTTCAACGACAAGATCCTTAGCTCTGGGGCTAAGGCTGTTCATTGCGTCAATAGCCTCCTCGTTACCACCACTTGTTATGTCTTCAGGCGGGAACGCATCCAAGACAGCGCCTGCCTCTCTCTTCGCCCTTCTTTCGTGTTCTTTCGTTAGCTCAGGGCTAACAGTGTTGTTGAAGAAATCTAAGAAGCCGTCAATCTGCTGCTTCTTTTTCATCCCGTTCTGATAGATCCGATCGGGATTGGTGTTGTCCCGTTGAATCGCGCTCCTGCTGACTGTTGAGCCGTTGTTATTCAGCTCAATAAGAGGAGCATTGCCTAGCTGTTGACCAGGGCGAACGCTGACGCGACTGTTTCCGGGACGGCTGTATGTCATTGCTTACTTCTTGCCGCCTTTGCCGCCCTTGCTTCCCTTGCATCCTTTACGGGGCATAATGTCGGTAATTGCTGCGCTAAGAATACCCAATGACACGCGCTTCGGAAGACTTTCTTGGATCAATTCACGCACTTGTTGGCGAAGAAATACGCGACATGTTGCAAGATGTAGACCCTCGACAGCGTCGAGAAGGTGTGCAATTAGCGCTGAAGTTTCTGAAGGACAACAACATCACTGCTCAGATTGAAGCAAGTGAGCCTTTAGCCAACATTGCTAGCTCTTTACCCAGTGCTGCAGAGCTAGAAAAACTCATGTCCATGACACCGGAGTAACTCAATGCTTCTCTTTGTTGATCAACAGGACGAAAACCAAGAAGAACTACTTGCTGGCCTAAGGCCACTGCCTGTTAACCGGATGCTTAAGCAGGCTGGCCGCAAGGTCACCAAAGATCGCATCGACAATCAAAGTTTCATGGGAGGCCGGAATGGCAGCCCCATGACTCCAGGGCTCCGCCAGGAAGGGATGGATCGCCTGAAAAGAACTCAGGACGCAATTAACGATTGGGATCCGATCGAAGCCAGCGCAAAGGAAGACTTCAACCGAATGAAAGGTGGACGTCGTGGACC